ATAAGAAGCACCTGAAGAGACCGCCGGTCCCGTAGAAGAAGAAGCACCTGAAGAGACCGCCGGTCCCGTAGAAGAAGAAGCACCTGAAGAGACCGCCGGTCCAGTTGAACAGGTCGCCGCAGATATCCGTAACATTCTTACTGAAGTCCCTACAACTACTCCAGTTGAAAGTAGTGAACCCGTAGTTTCTGATCAATTATGTTCACTTAAAACTTTAGTAGAAGTTTTGGGCAAATGGTCTGGAAATGAAATTAGAAGAAGACACGTTGAAAATCTATTAAAAGAAGGGACAGAAGTTGATGAGAACTTAGATGATATTGAAAAATTTGTAGAAGTTCTAAAACTATGGATCGGAGAAGGTGGTCCTACATTCAGAGAACATAACCATTTTAAAAAATTAGATGAATATACATTATCAGGCGATTCTATAAATTTATCAGAAGAAAAAAAGGTAGAAGTTTTAAAAACATTAACTGAATTAACTATTAATGTTTCACATAGAAGAAAAAGTAATGAAGAGATTCAAAATGTTATGAATAATCTTTATTAATTTATTTTTATAAAATATATTTTAATTTTTTTAGTTTATTTAATTTAATTACTGTAAGCTAAACCACCCATACCCGACATGATACGGAGGACATTGTAGTTAACTGCGTAGACATTTACAGGTTTTGCTAAGGATTGAACTAACTGAGCATTGTCAATGCGCGAGAAGTTACAGGTTCCAGAAGGCTGGTGCTCTTCGGGTTTAAGGGCGAAAGAGTATACGGCTATTGTGTCAGTATTATTACCGGTCGATGTTTGCGTACAACCATAACCAGTATGGTGTTGCCATACTTGAGTTCTTGTGAAATATCTGAGATCTCTCTCTTTAAAGCGATCATGACCATTTAATTTGAGTAGAGCGGTTTCGTCAAGAGCAGAAGCACAGAGTTTATCTCTTTCATATAATAATAATGCTGTCGCGAGCGACAACCCTACTTTCCGCTGACCGGACCAGATTAATTCTTTAACGGGGTGATTAAAATTAAGATCAATAGTTCCACCTGTTCCTTCTGATGCAAACTGAACTTGTTCAATAAGGTATTCGTGTGAAACTTGAGCAAAGCGTCTGCGCTCATCGGTATCAAGGTAAATATAATCGCACCATAGTTTAAAATCTGTTCCTGCATCAGTGACATTCTCAGCCCCACCCACAGCTTGACCACTTGTGGCAAAAGTGGAGCCGTCATCAATTGCAATTAATTTATCTATCCCTTCAAAAGTAATTTTAACTTTTACTTCGTGGTATTGTAGAGCGATTAAAGGTAATGCTAAACCAGGATTACGACAAAACCAGAAATATAAAGGGACAAACAGTTTAGCAATAGCAGTATCTTTACCACCATCATTGGAAGTCGTGGTAAAACCATTCGCTTCGGGAGTTGCTGCAACTTCTGTATCCACTCCAGTTCCATTTCCACTCATAAGATTAAATAAGGTACTCTGAGAGCCAGTTGGATTAAATTCTGTTAACTGTGAATAAACAGAATGCCAGTGACCATAATGCTTATCAATTCTTTGACCGCCAATTTCTAATTCGCATTCTTTCATTACATGACTTCCATAATCACAACCGATTGCTAAGGTTTCGTTATTGTTTACGGTTTTTAAACTTACATCATGCTCCAAATACATTCTGTGAACTAAATCACCATTTCTGGAGATTGTGGCAACAACATCAGAACCGAAATCAGCAGAACCACTGAATGTTTGGACAATAGATTCCATAGAGAAGTTAGTGTGTCTGCGGTAGACGACTTTGAAGAAAGTAATTTGTGGGTTACCAGTAAGGTAAATATCTTGTGCGCCATAAGCTACTAATTGCATTAATCCTCCTCCCATTTTTTGTTTTTATAATATAACATAGAAAAAAATTTTAAAGAAATTAATTTAATTAATTTAAATTCTTTTAAAAGAATTGTTAAATGAATAAAAATATATTAAATATAAATTACTTAGTTAGAATAAGCTAAACCACCCATACCACTCATGATACGGAGGACATTGTAGTTGACGGCGAAGATTGTTAGTTTAACTGTGTTGGTGGGTCCTGAAGTGTCCTTTGCAATGAGTGTGGGCGTACCCCGGACCGCAACTTTCAGACCCGATCCAACCAATTGTGCGTTATCAATTCTTGAGAAATTACAAGTACCCGAAGGTTGATGTTCTTCAGGTTTAAGAGCAAAGGAATAAACAGCAATAGCGTCTGAACCCATAGGGGCAGCCGCATCTGTATCTAAATCAGAGTTAGTTACGCCAAATGTTGGTACAGCACCATATCCAGTGTGATGTTGCCATACTTGAGTTCTAGTGAAATATTTATTATCTCTTTCTTTAAAACGATCATGTCCATTCAGTTTCAATTGCCAAGTACCTTCCATAGTATCCAGAGAAACAGGACTAGCAGTTGTATCTCCCTGAGCAGTTCCAGCTGCGCCCAGCGGTTGGCATCTCCCTTTATCGGTACCAACAGTTTCATTTCTCATAGTCCAGACTAATTCCTTAACTGGGTGATTGAAATTAAGATCAATTGATGGTGATGCTGAATTAATAATACTTTCCGAATACTGTAATTGTTCAATTAAATATTCGTGAGATACCTGGGCGAATCTACGTCTTTCATCAGTATCTAGATAGATATAATCACAATATAAATTAAATTCTTTTCCATCCAATTTGACCTTACCTGTACTAGTACCTATGGGCATGGGGATAGCGTTAGCGGTAAATTCATTATTGGCGGATCCATCATACCTCCCCAAATTAGCAATTGTTTCAAAAGTCATTTTAACCTTGACTTCATGGTATTGAAGGGCAATTAACGGTAATGCGAGACCAGGATTGCGGCAAAACCAGAAATTTAATGGTAAAAATATTCTCCCAATATCAATTTTAGCTGACGCTGACGATGACACACCTTTAGTATAATCGAATCCATTAAAAACCCCATTAGCGGCCCCAAAACCACTATCAGTATTGTGATATGTAGAAGTATTAAATCCGTACCCATTCCCGCTCATTTTTTGATATAAAGTTCCATCCGAATTCGATCCGACGAGTACAGCTGTAGGATCCAAATTCCCCCCGAAATGACCACTTGGATTAAATTCAGTTAAATCAGAATAAACACGATTCCACATGGAAGTATGTTTATCAATTTTTTGACCACCAATTTCAATTTCACATTCTTTGATTAATGAATCACCATATCTTTCAACTAATCCAATCTGGTCGTCATTGTCTGGATCCACGCTTGTAAAATTAGCGGCGTGTTCCAAATACATTCTGCCAACTAAATCACCATTTCTGGAGATTGTGGCAACAACTTCACCACCGAAGCCAGCAGTACCAGAGAATGTTTGAACAATAGATTCCATGGAGAAGTTAGTGTGTCTGCGATAGACGACTTTGAAGAAAGTAATTTGCGGGTTACCAGTAAGGTAAATATCTTGTGCGCCATAAGCTACTAATTGCATTAATCCTCCTCCCATTTTTGTTTTTATAATATAACATAGAAAAAAATTTTGGGGAAACTAAATTCTTTTTTTATTTTTTATTTATTTTTTTATAAAATATGTTAAAATTTTTAGTTTATTTATTTAATTACTGTAAGCTAAACCACCCATACCAGACATGATACGGAGGACGTTGTAGTTGACGGCGTAAACGTTATAAGCTGCCGCATTGGTAGCAGTTAATTGGGCGCTATCAATTCTTGAGAAATTACAGGTGCCAGAGGGTTGGTGTTCCTCAGGTTTAAGGGCAAATGAATAAACAGCAATGGCATCAGAATTAATTGTTGAACCATATCCAGTGTGGTGTTGCCATACTTGAGTTCTTGTGAAGTATTTAGTATCTCTTTCTTGGAAGCGGTCATGACCATTCAGTTTTAACTGGAAATTTCCTGACATTGTTTCGGGGAGCCTTTTGAGGAGGAGCTCACGGCGGGCGGGGCCGATTCCCAGGTCGTCACCGGGGGCGGTAAATATAGAAGATGGTGTTCTGGTCCATATTAATTCTTTAACAGGGTGGTTAAAATTTAAATCTAAAGTGCCCCTATTATCAAAACTTTGGAATTGTACTTGTTCGATTAAATATTCGTGCGATACTTGAGCGAAACGACGTCTTTCCTCTGTGTCTAGGTAAATATAATCACACCATAAATTAAAATCCTGAGTTATAAGCCCGTCATTAATGTCTGATACCGTGTGGTTGGTGAGGCCGGGAACCACGACGCTCTGCGCATCGCCGACCGTATCATTAGCATCTGTGAACGGGGCGTTCATGACGTTATTACTATCGCCCTCAACTGTATTGTTAAATAGGTTTATTTTATCGTCGAATGTCATTTTAACTTTAACTTCATGATATTGAAGAGCGATTAAAGGCAGCGCTAGACCGGGACTACGGCAAAACCAAAAATATAAAGGAATAAATATTGTTGCACTTGCGACGTCCGCGATGGCCCCAGCTTGAGCATTGATAGTCCACGAACCCATAGTCCGCATCCCTGCCTCGCCAGGACCGGCGTTTAAACCCGTAGAAACAGGACCGCCATTGCCAGACATAGTATTAAATAAGGTTGATTTCACAGCGGACCCTTCCTCGAGGCCCCCGAATGTGGTGAAGGCGCCGTAGTGTGAATCGACATCAACAAGGTCGTAACCATTAGATTGAGCTCCTGATGGATTAAATTCAGTTAATTGGGAATAAACTGAGTGCCAGTGACTATAATGTTTATCAATACTCTGACCACCAATTTCTATTTCACATTCCTTAATTAAATTAGATCCATAATTCGGGCAGATATTAATATACTGGTGGGCGGCTGCACTTGCCGCCACCAATTTAACAACATGCTCCAAATACATTTTGCCAACTAAATCACCATTTCTGGAGATTGTGGCAACAACTTCATTACCAAAGTGAGCAGTCCCACTGAAAGTTTGTTTAATGGATTCCATAGAGAAGTTAGTGTGTTTGCGATATACAACTTTAAAGAAAGTAATTTGTGGGTTTCCAGTAAGGTAAATATCTTGGGCGCCATAAGCTACTAATTGCATTACCCCCCCTCCCATCCAGTTTTTTATAATATAAAATAAAAAAAAAAAAAAAGAAAATTAAATTCTTTTAAAAAAGACTATAATATTTAGAAAAATTATTATTTATTTAGTTACTGTATGCTAAACCGCCCATACCAGACATGATACGGAGGACATTGTAGTTGACGGCGAAGATTGTGTCAACATTGACTGCTGTTCCAGTAGAAACTAATTGAGCATTATCAATGCGAGAGAAGTTGCACGTACCAGATGGTTGATGTTCTTCAGGTTTAAGGGCAAACGAATAAACAGCAATAGAGTCATCGAATTTTCCCGGACCTCCGGAGTTGGCCGGAGTGATTCCACCCGGACCAGAGTGATGTTGCCATACTTGAGTTCTGGTGAAATATCTGAAATCACGAACAGCAAAACGATCGTGTCCATTTAGTTTAAGTCCAAATGTTACGTTTGCTGCGCTGCCATGAACACCGGTGTTCGCAGTGACATCGACCCCAACTTTCGATTTTTTTACTGTCCATATCAATTCTTTTACAGGATGGTTGAAATTGAGATCAGTGTTCCCGCCGGTGACGGCTACTGTCACAGTCTGTTCTTGAACCTGTTCAATTAAATATTCATGGGAAACCTGGGCGAATCTTCGACGTTCATCGGTATCGAGATAGATGTAATCAGCCCATAATGAGTTTTTCCCAGTCGCCCAGGACAAAGTTATTGTATGATTAAGAATAATTTTAACTTCATGGTACTGAAGGGCGATTAGGGGTAATGCCAGACCTGGATTACGACAGAACCAAAATTGTAATGGGACAAAAACTTTTGTGAATCCGGTGCCGTCGCCCGAGGTTACATTTACACCACCCATACCGCTCATTTTTTGAAATGATGTTGCGGTTTCGCCCGCGGCGTTTGAAACAGTCCCTGTAGGATTAGGTTCAGTTAATTCAGCCCATGTTTCCATCCATAAACCAGTATGTTTATCAATCTTTTGACCACCAATTTCTAATTCAACATCTGTAATCCATGAAGCGCCCGGATTGTCCATGTTCCGGACGCTTCCGCCGGCCGCTTCGGTAATTTCCAAATACATTCTGTGAACTAAATCACCATTTCTAGAAATAGTGGCGGTACAACGACCATTGCTATCTTGTGTCCCATTCCAGGTTTGTTCAATAGACTCCATAGAGAAGTTAGTGTGTCTGCGGTAGACAACTTTAAAGAAAGTAATTTGTGGGTTACCAGTAAGGTAAATATCTTGTGCGCCATAAGCTACTAATTGCATTAACCCTCCTCCCATTGTTTTGTTTTTATAATATAACATAGAAAAAAATTTTGGAGAAATTAATTAAATTCTTTTAAAAATGACTATAATATTTAGAAAAATATATTAATTATTTAAAATCTATAGAAATAGATTATTTATTTAGTTACTGTATGCTAAACCACCCATACCACTCATGATACGGAGGACATTGTAGTTGACGGCGAAAATACTACAATTTGATGAAACTAGTGCTGCACCAAATACTAATTGAGCGTTATCAATGCGGGAAAAATTACAAGTTCCAGATGGTTGATGTTCTTCTGGTTTAAGAGCAAATGAGTAAACACCAATGGAATCATTAAACGCTCCGTCCCCCGCACCAGTACCCGAATCAAGACCTCCTGCTCCTGTGTGGTGTTGCCATACTTGAGTTCTGGAGAAATATCTACTATCACGAGCGGCAAAGCGATCATGACCATTTAATTTTAGTAGAACTGTACCGGTACTCATTGGTTGAATAAGTGTAGTATAAGCAGCCGCTCCAGCAATACCATCCGCCCCATCAGTAGCAGCAGTCCATATGAGTTCTTTTACTGGATGATTAAAATTTAAATCTGTACTTATAACTTTACCGACTGTTTGTTCTTGAACTTGCTCGATTAAATATTCGTGTGATACTTGAGCAAAACGTCTACGTTCATCAGTGTCAAGATATATATAGTCAGCCCATAATCTATTCTTAGTAGCAGTGAGAGCAGCAAACATATTATGTTCAAGAATAATTTTAACTTCATGATATTGAAGGGCAATTAAAGGTAAAGCAAGTCCCGGATTACGGCAAAACCAAAATTGTAAAGGTATGAAAAATGGTACAGAATTACTAGATGCCTGTACACCACCCATACCACTCATATTTTGAAAAAGGGTCCCGTTCACACCACCAGCGGCGCCATGAACACCTGTAGGATTAGGTTCAGTTAATTCAGCCCAAACTTCCATCCATCTCCCTGATTGTTTATCTATTTTTTGACCACCAATTTCTAATTCAATAGAGGTAATCGCTGCAGAGGAAGGGTTATTAAAAGTTGCCGCACACGTATTTGTAATTTCCAAATACATTCTGTGAACTAAATCACCGTTACGGGAAATAGTGGCGGTGCAACGACCATTCGCCCCATCAGAGGTACCATTCCAGGTTTGCTCAATAGCCTCCATAGAGAAGTTAGTGTGTCTGCGGTAGACAACTTTAAAGAAAGTAATTTGTGGGTTACCAGTAAGGTAAATATCTTGTGCGCCATAAGCTACTAATTGCATTAATCCTCCTCCCATT